GAATATGATGGTATGGAACATGTGGCAGAACGTCACAGAACATGGAATTAATATGTGGCGTAAAAGAGAAATTGATAATAAAATTAAATCTACCTTGCAAAAGGCTGATTGTGATAATATGTTGATGGCATTGCTTGGTCGTCAAGATTTGGTGGACAAATGGTGGGATAGTCCAAACTTCCACTTTAATATGAAGCATCCAATTGATGTATTCAATTCAGGTGAAGACGGCCAAGCGAGTGTGGTTAGTTATGTTACAGAACATTGTTATGGTGGGTATCATTGAATGAACAAACGAATTGAAGAACTTGCTGATAAAATATGGGCAGAAGAATACTGGACTAAACCCAATACAGACAAACTTTTACCGGCACAGTTAAACAGGTTCGCCGAGTTGATTATTATGGAATGCCTAACCATATGTGAAGAACTAGGTGACAAAGGAATGGATGGACATTATTGTGCGGATAAGATTATTAAAACATTTCGGAGTTAGTACTAAAGTACTACTGTTGTATTTGTACAACTAATGTTAATAATTGTTGCCAATGGCATCATTCCGTGATATAATACTTGTATTGATTGATTGAAAAGGTTTGTAATGATTTTAAACAATGCACCTCAAGCAGAGGCGGTTCTTTCTAATGTTGGTGAAATCGGTGAATTCCGTATCCGTAATTCAGCAAAAGCATTTAACATTCTATCTAGTGGTTTATATGCCAATAAGATTAAAGCAATTATTCGTGAACTGTCATGTAATGCCATTGATAGTCACACCGCAGCAGGCACCAATCAACCATTTGAGGTGCATTTACCAACCACACTAGAACCGTGGTTTTACATTCGTGATTTCGGAACAGGATTGAATCATGAGCAGGTTTCTAACATATACACAACATATTTTGAGAGTACTAAAACAGAGTCCAATGCCTTTATCGGGGCACTGGGTCTTGGTAGCAAGTCTCCTTTTAGTTACACTGATAATTTTACAGTAACAGCTATCAAAGATGGCCGCAAAGGCATCTATTCTGCCTTTATCAATGATGTTGGTGTGCCATCTATTGCTCTGATGGGTGAAGAACAGGTAACAGAACCTAATGGCGTTGAGGTAAAATTCTCCGTGAATGACCGATACGATTTCAATAAGTTTGCTGATGAAGCAAACAAAGTATATCGTTGGTTCCCTGTTACACCTACAATTACAGGCAATGTAATTGCTATTGAGCCACTTGATTTTGAAACTAAGGATATTATTCCTGGTGTTCATTCGATGCACTTGAGCCATGGTCGTCCAGGATCAATCGCTGTCATGGGTAACATTGCGTATCCAATTGAAGTACCACAAGCAGAGCAATCGCTTGAGGGTTTACACCAATTATTGAAACATGGCCTTGTCATGGAGTTTGATATTGGTGAGTTGGACTTTCAAGCAAGTCGTGAAGGTTTGTCCTACATTCCATTGACCATTGATTCTATTCGCAAAAAATTGGTTAATGTGAATGCTGCATTGACTAAGGTTCTTGCTACTGAAGCTGATGCGATTGATAATATGTGGGAACGTTCACAATTTTTGTATCAAAAGAAACGTAGTGCCTTGTGGAAGGCTGCGGTGTTTGAATATGCATCAACAACAAACTTCCCATTGTATGAGTTGAAAAACGATTGGAATCATTCGTTTGATATCGAAACATTGTTGTCTGAATTGTCTCAGTTGAATATTAACATCAAGTGTTTTGGCACTGAACGTGGTATTGCTCGTTGCAAGAATTATAGCCCAAATGCTAGATATGATGATAACCAAAAGCGTTATGAGTATTTCAATATTGCTGTAGACAAGGATACATTCTTTGTTGCAAATGATACCAAGAAAGGTTCGTTTGAACGTGCCAAGCACCACTTCCGTAATAAGGATAAAAGCAAAGGCAGTTACCGTGATACAGTTTATGTGTTGGATAGAATCGACAGTACCAAGCCAATGGATTTGGTTGCCTTCTATGCAATAATGCACAATCCACCTGCCAAACAACGATTGGTTTCTTCAGAATTGCTTGAGAAACCTCGTCAAGCTGGCAGTGGTAATGGTCTTGGTAAGAATGTAAATATTCTCCAACTTGAAAAACGTGGTGGTTCATCCAATCGTTCAGCATCACAAGATTTTGTATGGCGTGCATCTGGTACATTGGACACCTTTGATAAAACCAAAAAGTTTTATTATGTGCCATTGTCTGGTTTTATTCCACAATTTGATAAGTTGAAATATGGAAGTGTGAGTGATTTGTGCCACCTATTGCGTAGAACCGAACTTGATGAACTCAAGGTTGATGTATATGGTGTACGTAAAGGTGATATCAAGTCTATCAAAAAGATGCCAAACTGGATTAATCTTGAAGACCATATCTTTACCACAATGAATGCCATGACTACCAAAATTTCAATGGCCACCGTGTTAGAACGGCTTGACAGACACGGCATTTTCGATTATAATTACCAGACAGTAGTTGATGGTGTTGATGCCAAGAGTCCTGCAAAGTTGTTCTTAGATGATTTTGTTGGTCTACCAAAGTTGAAAGGCATTCATTGGGTGACAATCTTATCTAATAAACTAGGTATTATCAGTACCGTGAATGTTGATGATTTGGTTGCACAAAACAAACAAAAACTAAAAACTTTTTCAATGCGTTATCCTCTGCTTGAAAAGTTTGGATCCTATGCAAATGAGGGTGATGTGTGTGAGTATATTAATTTAGTTGACACAGTGAAAGGTGTTTAAGATGTTTCCGTTTTTGATTCAAGGTTCTAATGTCGTGGTTGTTATTGATAATACACCACACACAATTTCTAAAACCCATATCACCTATCAAAAGGTAGTTGATGCTATTAAGGCAGGTGATTGGGATGCTGTACGTGATACAATCAATCCTAAAAAGGTTGTGTTGAATTATGGTGCAGGTAACATTGCAGTCCAAGGCGAGAAGTTGTTTTGGAAAGGCACAGAGATGCATGGTGCCATTGTTAACCGCATGATTGAAATGTTGCAGTCAGGATTCCCAATCGAACCATTGGCCAACTTCATGCAAAACATGATGGAAAATCCATCGTTCCGTGCCGTGAATGAATTGTATGGTTTCTTGGAAAAGAATCGTTTGCCAATTACTGGTGATGGCCATTTCCTTGCTTACAAGAAAGTCCGTGATAATTTTATGGATGTGTACACTGGTACCATGGACAATTCTGTTGGTAAGTTTGTTGAGATGGAACGCAACCAAGTGAATGATGACAAGAACCAAACTTGCTCTGCTGGTTTGCATTTCTGCTCTGAGTCCTATCTGAACCATTTTGGTGGTGAACGTACAGTGATTGTTAAAATCAATCCCCGTGACGTTGTATCCATCCCAACCGATTATGACAATGCGAAAGGCCGTGCCTGCCGTTATGAAGTGATTGGTGAAGTTGGTGTTATGCCAAACGATGAAGAAGAATTTACTGCACCTGTGCAAGAAAACGCCAATAGCTGGATTGAACCTTAATGAGTTACTACATGAAGTCAGGCAATACATTTCGTATTGCCACTAAAGAATCTATGGACCTGCACGAACAGTTGCCTGCTGGTAACTATGTTGTGAAGATGGATCCATTTGACAATTTCTTTATTGAACAGATTGAAGATTTTGATACACCAAGCAAACTGTATGGTGATACCACACGTAACACTGACCGTATCATCAACAGTTTCTGGAACCGTGATAAGTCTACAGGCGTAATGCTTGTTGGTGAAAAGGGTTCAGGTAAAACCTTGTTGAGTAAAAACATTTGTATTGAATTGGCCAAACAGTCTGTGCCAACTATTGTTATCAATGCACCATGGCACGGTGACAAATTCAATACATTGATTCAATCTATTGAACAACCATGTGTTGTGTTGTTTGATGAATTTGAAAAAGTGTATAACAGTGAAGAACAAGAAGCATTGTTGACATTGCTTGATGGCATCTATTCATCTAAGAAATTGTTTATGTTGACAAGTAATGACAAATGGCGTGTTGACCAACATATGCGTAACCGTCCAGGTCGTATCTTCTACATGGTTAATTTCACTGGTCTTGATGCTGATTTCATCCGTGAATATTGTGATGATAATTTACAGAACCAAAAACATACAGAAACTATTGTGAACATTGCTTCTGTATTCTCAGCATTCAACTTTGATATGTTGAAGGCCATGGTTGAAGAAATGAATCGTTACAATGAAACACCACAAGAAGCAATGCGTATTCTTAACGTGAAGGCAGAGTTTGATGGTGGCGCATCATACAAAATGGAAATCCTAAAAGGTGACCGTGTTGCTGACCGTACAAGTCCTACCACATGGAATGGTGCACCGTTATCATCTAAAGAAATTTGTGTGAGTTTCTGGTTTAAATCTAAAAAGAAATCAGCTGATACTCCCAAAGCACTTGGTATTCCTGTTCCCGCTGTCTCAAATGTAATTGAAATTGATGAAGGTGATGAAGATGATGGTTGGCATGAGAGAGAATTCACCAACGATGACTTGGTGAAATTCAATAACAAAACTGGTCAATTCATTTTTGAGAAAGATGGTATCACCATGATTTTGTTGAAAGAATCACCTAAGTATTTTAACTTCGATGCCTTCTAAGGAGTTGTATGAGCACAGAAGAAGATAAAATTAAACATTCGAAACGTTTGCAAAAGGATGAAAATGCCATCAAAAAGCAAATGAAAATTGCCAAGTCCCACGGCCTTGATGTTAAAGAACCACACAAGTTCGCTAAACACCATGCCATGGACTGTGGTAACCCTGAATGTGCATTGTGTGGTAATCCTAGACACCTATTCAAGGATAGCCAGACAATCCAAGAGAAATCCTTTAAACAAACCGAGAAATGGGAGACAGAATGATTGTTTTAGTAGTACTTGCCATCGAGGTGATTATCATGTATAATACCAACATGTGGGCATCTTAACTGGAGAAATTATGAGTTTAAACCGCAATCAAACTGCTTTTGTTAAAGCAGCCGAAGAATTGTTTGGCACAGGTTCTATTTTGACCCGTGACGGCATTCAACACGTTATTGAAGAAAATGATTTGGCATTTCCGCATTGGTTTGTAACCAAGTCGGAATACCGAGTTGAACGTGGTCAATACAAATTGCCTGATATTGGCACCAAGAAAATTGTGAAAAAAGAACCTGATATGGAAGTTGCATTGGCTGCACAAGTGTTAGAGTTCAAACAACCTAAACTGGTTGATGATTCTGATGTATCAATTCCTGTAAGGTATCCTGATTATGTTCCATTTGGTTTCTTTAAAGACCTGCGTAATGTTATTAAGTCTGGTCAGTTTTATCCTGTTTTTATTACAGGTTTGTCTGGTAACGGAAAAACCCTCATGGTGGAACAAGTATGTGCGGAGTTGCAGCGGGAATGTATCCGAGTTAATATCAGTATTGAAACTGATGAATCTGACCTGCTTGGTGGTCCTACTCTTGTTAATGGTAACGTTGTTAACCGTGATGGTCCTGTAATCACAGCAATGAAACGTGGTGCAATTCTATTGATTGACGAAGTTGACCGTGGTTCAAACAAACTCATGTGTTTGCAAGGTATCTTAGAAGGCAAACCATACTACAACAAGAAAAACGGTGAGATGGTTTATCCTAAAGACGGATTCTCTATCATTGCTACTGCAAACACCAAAGGTCGTGGTAGTGAAGAAGGTCGTTACTTGTCACAGATTCTTGATGATGCGTTCCTTGAACGTTTCCCTATTACAGTTGAACAGGAATATCCTGATGTTAAGACTGAAAAGAAAATCCTTACACCATTGATTAATGACAAGGATTTTGTTGAGAAGTTGACACAATGGGCTGACATTGTTCGCCAATCATTTGACCAAGGTGCTGTTGATGAAATTATCTCCACACGGCGTTTGGTTCACATTGCCAAAGCATTTAAAATCTTTGGTGACCGCATGAAGGCCATTGAATTGTGTGTGGCACGGTTCGATACAGACACCAAAATGGCGTTCCTTGACTTATATTCCAAGGTTGATGCGAAGGTTGATGCCCCTGCGGTAAAAACACCTCCATCTGCCATGACGGAAGAGATTCCATTCTGATGCAAAAAAACAACACTGGATGGTTGCCAACATGCCATCTATGTGTTATAATTAACCATGTTGGTAATTTTATCATGTAACTTTGAAAGGACATAAAATGTCAAATACAATTCGCTCAGGCAAACAAAATCGCCACGAAAAAATCACCGTAACTCTGTTGTCAGGTAAACCTGTATCTCCCGATGAGATTAAGGCCTGTTTCAAAGGCACGGATCAAGAAGCGGTTCTCTATCGCTTGTCAACAAACATCTATAACATTCGCAAAGACGGCGGCATCATCAAGGTGCATAAAGAAGGCCGTAGTGTAACTGCATATCAATTGGTTAACCACACCGAGTTTGATAAGAATGGTCGTTATGTTGGTACACCTAAAACAACAGCACCTGTTGTACAACCAACAACCGAAACTACTGAAGTCTAATGCTTCGTCCCACTATAAACGGAGAAGTTATGAACTGGTCTAAATTTTGGATAAAAATATCAATGGTTATATTCCTGCTTGCTTTGAATTCATTATTTGTTATGTTGCTTTGGAATATGTTTCTTATTCCTGCAATTAACGGTGTAAATGAAATCGGATTTGTCACAGCAATGGGTATAACCGGACTCTTTGGAATTCTGTTCAAAGAAAATGGTATCAAGGCGAACTTCAATGAATGAGTGGGACCGAGATAACCTGGATTTTATCATGAATACTTCCGAAGAAGGTTTTGATGAATGGCTGGATCAAGCCGATAATGATGACATTGCCTATGCATTAGAATTAATTCGTATGGCAAAAGCAGAACTGATGATTCAAGAAATGGAATTCACTGATGATATTTCAAATTTCACTGAAGCATCACAATTGATTGAAAGGATCAAAAATGTTTAACAAAACTCTGAGGTATGGTATGTTTACTATTCTTTTCTTGGTGATTGCCGCATGTTCAACACCAAAACTAGAAGGTTTCGAAAAGGCTAGGGTAATTGAACGTGCTGAAGTAATTCGGTCATCCAAAGATTGTATAGACGCAAAAATGCGTCCAGTGATTCAAACACTGCCGCAGAAAACGGATCATGGCACAATCATGTATCCAGTTTCTGTTCAATGTGAAGTGGCTTATCGTCAATAAGGTGATTTAAATGTATTCCGAAATCGTCAATGATTCTGGTATTTCCCAACACGCCATGGAAATCATGGTGTTTGGTGGCATTGGTATATTTGTTCTTGGTGTTGTTTTCTATCTATGGTGGAAACAGATTATGATTGGTTGTTTGGCTTTGGTTGCGCTTGTTGTTCTAGCAAACCATAGACCAACTAAACCAGTTGTGCCTAAGGTCGAGCAAGAACAGATTATCATTGAGGTTGAAAAACCTGTTATTCAATCGACTCCCATCCAACAAGGTGTGGATCCACAACCAACCAACAAAGAAGAATTGATGACCAAGCCGGAAAATGATAGAAAATATTTCATCGAGGATTGCCTACAATTTACAGACTACAACAAAGCTCAATGTGAAGCAATTTGGGATAAGAAAGACACCTCTGAAAAAGACACCTCTGAAACCAAGTTGTTAGATGTTGAGAATGTAGAATACAAAGAACGCCGTGCTAAAGCATTAAAGAAATCTAATGCTGTTGTTGCACACTACACACTAAGATAAGGAGTAATTATGGTTCAGGTGATTAAATCCGAATGGCATTCTGTTGAGAAACGATACAGTGCCGAAATTGATGAAGATATTTTGAGTGAAATTTATCCTGATGCGGATGAAGATGAGATTCAACAAATGTTGGCAGATTTGGAATCTGGTGATATGAGTATTGACACCGTTATGGAGGATGCCGGTTGGGATGTCAATATTGATTGGGATTGGATGGATGAAGATGATTGGTGGACTGACCGCAAAGGCGGTTATGATGTAACTTATGAGGTGCAAGCATGATGATTAATCTATATCGTGGTATTGTTGATATTCTTATCAACCAAACAGAAATTTTAAATAAACAATTTGTAAAACATATTCGCACGTTTAATGATGGTGACCCAGCCGAAAACTTTGGCACAGCAGGTTTTTGGAACCTGTTACTGGAAGTCACATATATTTTCTACGTGAAAACATTTGTTGCAATTGGCATCGGAATTACAGTTGTATTGGCTCTAGTGTTCTTCCCATTGTATGCGTTTCGTAAATCACTTAGTGGTGCATTTACTGGTGAAATACCTAGGCATGAAAAAGAACTGACATACGAAGAACCAAAGATTGAACCAATTCAGGAGAAAAAATAATGGCAACGTGGAAAGTTACACCACTATGGAAAAAGTCCATCATTGAACGCCAAGAATGGTTGAAAGATGACCAACGTTTGATTGTTGAAATTGGGAAGAACATCTTTATGATGAATGTGATTCTGAAACTGTTGAATGGTTAGAAGAATTCTTGGAAGAAAATTCAGTGTTTGACCTTGAAGAACACGGTTGGAATCCAGGTGATTGTGAAATGATTATTGATTGTGAAATGTCCATTGAAAGAGTAGACTAATGATTGACCAAAAATTAATAGATATTACGGATGATTTTGATGATTTTCTCAAAAAAGTAGTTTCAAATTATGAGGTCAGTTATGCCGGTTTGGTTGGTATTATTATGGCCAGAATGGTTGTCTTAGCACAAGTATCTGGTGGTGAAGAAATCATGTTGAAGATGCTTCCACACATGCAAAAAACACTCATTACGGGAATGGACAGTAGTGACTATCATTGATCCGTGGAATGCGCCTATTGATATCAAAGAAATGCAATATGCCATCAAAGGCAATATGATTAAAGCGCAACTTATTGTTAGTGACTTGGAACAGGTGCAGATGAATCCTGCAACATTTCAGGATGATATTAAACAAAGGTTGTTAATGGTTCTGCTGGATGAAATAATGAAAACTAGAAGTGTCGAATTCACAAAGATGCCTCACCACAGCCATGGCCTTACATATTTCCGAGCACGGATGTTTGCCGTACCTGATGACCAGGTAAAAATCCTACGTTTGTCGCAAATAAACAACATTGGTTATTGACATATATAACTGCTTATGTTATAATAACATCATAAGGAAATAATACTATGAAAATTGCAGTTTGTTCAGATATTCACCTAGAATTTGGTACTATCAGCCTCGACAATACCGAAGGTGCTGATGTGCTTATCCTTGGTGGTGATATTTGTGTTGCTAGAGATTTAAACAATAGGGATGAATATGCGCTTGCTGACCGCTTTGGCCGCTCTGAGGCGTGGCATACTTTCTTTCAAGAATGCTCTGCTAGATTCCCTCATGTTATCTACATCGCTGGAAATCACGAACATTATCACGGTGATTTTAGGGATACTATTACAAGGCTTCGTGATAAGCTTGGTTATCTACGCAATCTTCATATCTTAGACAAAGAAATTTTAACTGTTGATGATGTAACATTCATTGGTGGTACATTGTGGACTGATATGAACAATGAGGATCCAATCACATTGTTGCACATGAAAGGCATGATGAATGACTTTCGTTGTGTAGATAATAGTAATCGCATGGTTACATACAAGGCACCAGTCTATAAAAAAGATGAGAATGGTGAGTACATCATGCAAAAAATTGGTGAAGTAAATTCATTGATTGAAGATGGTTTTGAATTTAAAGAACGTGTTTCTCGGTTCTCACCAGAAGATGCGGTTGTTGACCACAAAGAAATGTTGGACTACATTCGTATAATGATTGAAGGTAAGTTTGACCAAAAGTTTGTTGTTGTGGGTCACCACGCACCAAGCAAATCGTCAACTCATCCTCGTTATGCTGATGAGGTCATTATGAATGGTGGTTACAGTACTGCATTAGATGAATTCATCATGGATCATCCACAAATCAAATTGTGGACTCATGGTCATACACATGAAGATTTCGACTATATGGTTGGTTCTACTCGTATTGTTTGTAATCCCCGTGGTTATGATGCATACGAAGACCGTGCTGATAGATTTCAATTGAAATTTGTGGAGATTTAATGAACGAACAAATTAAAACGATTGCTTTGCAAGCTGGTGGTAGTCACTATCCAGAGGTGAATAGTAAACAGTTAGAATTGTTCGCCAAGTTGCTTGTTAAGCAATGTATGGACATTATTGTGCAGAATAGAAAATATGCCAGTGAGCATAAATGGCCGGCCTCTGAGTTGGCCAATGTGTGTTTATATGAAATTGATAAAACTTTTGGAGTGACTGAAGATGGAAAAGAAACTGTATCTGGTTGAAACTGTATCAATGTTTCGTATGCGTTATGTGATTGAGGCTCGTGAAGAATCTCATGCACATGATGAATTCATTATGGAAATTGGCAAAGAGTCTTTCAAAGAATTCTCACAACACCACATTGATGAGGTGATTGTATCTAGTCGTGAATTGTCCGCAAAAGATTATTTGAAATTGTTTGATACAGATAATGATTACTGTAAGAACTGGGACATTGCCGACAAGATGAAATCAATCAACTCTATTGATTATAAAGAATGAAAAGGATTCTAATCACTGGCAGTTCTGGATACATTGGCCAACACCTCTGTAGGGTGTTAGCTGGTGAATATGTTGTTGGTTTGGATCGTGTATTTAAACCTCAACATGCGGAAAAATTTATCCAAGAAGATATTAACAGCCTGAATTGTTTGGATGACCATTATGATGTTGTGGTTCATTTAGCTGCATTAGTGAATGTTGGTGATTCTATGAAATGGCCGATGCGATACTATCAAACGAATGTTACTGGTACATTGAATGTTATGGAAAAAGTTAGTTATGACCATTTCATTTTTGCTTCTACAGGTGCAGCATCTAATCCTGATAGTCCATATGGTCTATCAAAAAAGGTTGTTGAATCATTGGTGCGAAATTATTGTACCTTAAATAATATAGATTACACTATTTTCAGGTTTTATAATGTGATTGGTTCTGCATACGAAATTGATCCAACGAACCATGATGGGTTGATGTACAATCTAATGAAAGCGAGGGAAACAGGTGAGTTTAATTTATACGGTAATGATTACGATACACTTGATGGTACCGCCGTGCGTGATTATATACACGTACTTGAAATATGTGAGGCCATTAAACTTGCTATTCAGCGACCTTCAAATCTCTTGTTGGAAAACCTAGGCAGTGGCCGAGGTTATACAGTACAACAAATCATAGACACATTTAAAAAGGTAAATGGTTGTGATTTTAATGTTAATGTGAAACCTCGTAGAAAAGGTGACTTGGCTCACTCCGTTCTACATGATGTGTCACCTTATATGCAAAAACAATTTACATTGGAAGAAATGTTAAAAGTATGAAAGTTTATTTCTCAAATTATCGTAACCACTGGATTTCTCCATATACAATTTTGGAGAAGATTTTCTTTTGGCGTGAGATTGACTATGATGAACCAATCATTGAAAAGTGGTCTAATCGTCTGATGCCATTGTCAAATGCATACATGAAATTCATGGACTTTATTCATCCACATATTCGTTATGTAAAACTCGACAGATGGGATACATGGAATATGGATGGTACATTGTCACCAATCATTCTTCCAATGTTGAAACAATTACATGCAACCAAACACGGTTCGCCCAATGTTGATGATGCAGATGTACCAGAAGAATTGAAGTCTACATCGGCACCACCAAAAGAAAATGTATATGATATAGATGCTAACCATTTCAAACGTTTTGATTGGGTCATGGATGAAATGATTTGGGCTTTTGAACAACTACAACCAGATAATGATTGGGAAGAACAATACACTTCGGGAGTATGTGATTGGAAATTTGTGCCTGTTGATGCGGAAGGTAATGAAGTGTCTAAAGGTGAACAAAGATATAGTGAAATGCGTCATGGACCAAATCATACATATGAGATAGACTGGGAAGGTCGTAACAAACATCAAGAACGCATCACTAATGGTTTGCGTTTGTTTGGTAAATATTATCAATCACTGTGGGATTAATATGATTATTACTGCATTGGAACGCATCGAAAAGGAAATGGTGGAAATTAAACTCCGCCTTGCTGAATTGGAACGCATCGAAAAAGAAAATGTGTATTTGCGTGAGTTGGTTCACCACCTTGCATCAAGGCCTGCACCTTATCAACCCGATCCTTATGGACCGCCATATAAGGTGACCTGCTGATGTTATCATTCATTCATTATGTCTCAGCATTGCGTAGGTTGAAGGAATCCGAAAAGACTGTACATATGCTGGGTGGTCCTCATGAGGCACCACCAATGATCCTGGCGCAACGGGACATGATTAAAAATGAGGTCGAATACTACCAAGATGAATCCATCAAACTAGGGGTTTATTTGTTTGTCGTTGCCATTATTGGCATCACAGTGTATGCTATACTTTTACAACTAGGAAAAATATGAAAAAGATTTTTGATTTTATTAAAACTAATTTGAGTACATGGTTGACAACCTTATTGGCTTGTGTTATAATTTACCAAGTATACAACCTAGATACTAAGGCACCAGATTTTAAAGAATTTAAAGATGGTGTACAAAATCACCTATTGTGGTCTATCAAAGGTGAATGTTTCTTTGTGAGACCACAGACAGAGAAAACAGTTTATTTGGTTCGTGTGGAAGATTGTGATAGAAAATAAGGAGTCACTATGAGTTTGTTTGTTGAAGTTAATTCAGTTGAAAAAGGTTGTCCAGTTATCATCAACTTGGACCACATTATCGAAATTGCACCGTTGGCCTCTGGTGGTTGTGCATTGTTTACACTTGATGGTGCAGGTATGAATTCAAAGAATGCTATGCGTGTTACTGATAGTTATGACCAGTTCAAGCAATTTGCTATGCAAACTGTATCCGCTGAAGATATTGCACGCCGTTTCCCTAAAGTTACTGCACCAGCTGAAGCACCAGCTAAGAAAACTAAAAAACCAGAAGAATTGGACATCCCTAAATTCGGTGAGTAACAATGAAGTATATTATGGATCATACCATGGAACTAGAATTTAAACTAAAACAATCATATAATACCACACGCACAGTTGTTCATACAACCAATGCAGTGACTTTGATGGAAATTTTGGAAGAATTTCAAATGTTCTTGGAAGGTTGTGGTTTTCAAATTGACGGCACATTAGATGTTGTACCGGACGAAGAAATTTATGGAACGAATATTCGCACCGACAATTCAATGGATTAAGAATGATTGGCATTCTAATCGCTTTCGCTTTTGTATTGAGTTGCTTGCTTGGGCTGTATCTATCGGGTGTAGTATTACGATGGCTGCCACGGTACCACATCCACCCTTACTTGTTCTCTATCCTGTATGGATTGCTGGTTGCGCTATGTACGCTTGGGCTGCTTATACTAGGAAATCATTTGGGATGTTGGTTAACTATATCTTGTTGACAACTATTGATACTATTGGTTTGGTTAGGATGTTAACATGAGTTTAGTATTAACAACCAACACCTTCTATGGCACTTCAGTGCAACAACAGTGGCATGCTCTGTCATTCGTAATGACTGAACCAATCAGTTATGAATTTCAGGTCGTTGAGTATATGGAGAATGACAAGATAACGAAGGTTTCATTACAGGTGAAAAAAAATATCCATGACCAGTATGGCAACATAAAAACCCATGGTTTGTGGGTAGATGTTCCTAGGATTAAATTACCGTATGTGGCGCCTGTGGTGTAAAGCTTTAGGTGAGAAAAGTGGTAACAATGACAGCGAAGCCAACAGGATCGCTTGCATTAGAACCATTATTGTGTTATCATACATCATCACAAACCTTTTTATAATTGCAGGCGTCATAAGGCATTGGTAATGTTAGGTGAAATCATAAAACATATATTATTATTGCCTTTTTATCTGGCAATCATATTAATTTGGGGTATAATTGCACCTGCATTAATTTTTGGTTTATTGTTTGCTTTCTTTAAACATTTGTTCCTATGAATATCTTTTATCTACACAATGACCCCAAAACTTGTGCTGAAATGCACAACGACAAGCATTGTATCAAAATGATTCTCGAATATGCTCAGTTACTTTCTACTGCTCATCGTGTTATTGATGGCGTGGAACTTGAAGGTATTTCTGCTTCAGGTAGAAAAAGGAAATTCTGGACACTAGGCGATAGTCGTGATTATACATTGTATAAGGCTACTCATATCAACCATCCATCAGCAATTTGGTGTAGACAATCATATGCTAACTATGTTTGGTTGTCTAAGCTATTGACAGAATTGTGTCGTGAGTACACTTATCGTTATGGTAAAGTTCACAAAGTTGAATTATCTGGTCTTGAAGAAGAATTGATGTATCCACCAACAAACATTCCTCATCACGTAGCTTTCACAGAGCCAACACCAGCAATGCCCGATGATGTAAAAGTGGCAGGCGATTCAATCAAGTCTTACCGTAATTACTATATAAATAATAAGATGCATCTTGCATCGTGGCGAGGCAAGGTAAATTCCCGTAACATTCCTAACTGGTTTCAAACCGCATGATTTATACATTTTTGAATAAGAATACAGATGAAATTGAAGAACATACCATGCGCCTTGCTGAGTATGATGAGTTTAAAACAAACAATCCCCACTTAGAACGATATTTTTCAGTTGATGGCATTCCAGGTTTTGGTGATGGCCAGCGCATGAGTGTTCCTGGTATCGGTCAACCACATTCGGCCTTTGAAACCGGTGTCATTCAAAGAATGAAAGAAACCATTCCAGGAAATACCATGTCTGGTCATAAAACAAAACGACCAAGGGAATGGTAATGGCCCAAGTACCTGCACTATTTCTACCTAAAAAGAAAACTGAGGAGAAACCTCAAGTAAAGAATTCCGGTAAGAATCGGAAGAAAAAGAAACCCGATTCTACCACAAAAGTTTCAGCATTATTTCAAAGGGGAATTGATGGTTACAAAAAAAACAACGGCCAGATACGCAGCGGAACAACTACAAGAGGATGAAAATAAGACGAGGCATCAACCCGCAGTAAACAATTCATTAAAGATTAAACCAGACCATCTAAAGACGTTTGAACCATTAACAGAGAATCAAAGATTATTCTTTGAGATGTATAAAGGCGGTGCCTACTTCATGGGACTATTCGGTAGTCCTGGAGTAGGCAAAACCTTTTTGGCACTATATAAATCAATAGAAGAAGTTTTGGATAAATCGAATTCATTCAAACAAGTGGTGGTTGTTAGGTCACTTGTTCAATTACGTGATGTTGGTTATTTGCCTGGTAATCTTGAAGAAAAACAAGAAATCTATGAATTACCTTACAAAGAAATTGCGGCCACACTATTTGGTCGTTCTGATGCATGGGATAGATTAAAAGAACAAAACCATGTACGATTTATATCTACTACAGCGATTCGTGGTATCTCTATTGATGATGCAATTATTATTGTAGATGAGAACCAAAACTTGAACTGGTCAGAGGTGAATACAATTATTACCCGTGTCGGACACAGGTCAAAAATTATATTTTCGGGTGATTTTAAACAGACAGATTTAATTAAGAGTAACAAAGACCAAACAGCATTCCATAGTTTCTTAGAAGTGGCAAGAAAGATGCCATCCTTTCAGGAAATATACTTTACACCAGACGATATTGTTCGTTCAAGTCTAGTAAAACAATGGATCGTGGCCTGTGAAGACTTAGGTTACTAGGATAAATATTATTCCAATACATAAGAGGAAAGACGATGATTTTTGAAATTCAAGCCACACGTTTCGAAGACGGTGATACACAAACATTTTTCTATGACAACATGGCTAATGTGTTGAAGGACTCCGATGGTAATCTTTTTGAATATCCACAGGACCAAATGCCTCAACATAGACTCAAACCATACAAATCTTTTGATAAGAATAGACCACTCAAGAAATCTAAATTAATTAGTCATTTAAAAATTCAAATGGGATTGAGTTGTAACTATTCTTGTGATTATTGTTCACAGAAATTTGTTGAACGTCAGCCAGAAACTTCCAAAAAAGACATTGATGTTTTTATGGAAAAATTAAATGTATTACACTTTGATGAAGATGTTGGTCTGAAAATTGAATTTTGGGGTGGTGAGCCTCTTGTTTATTGGAAAACAATGAAACCATTGGCTGAGGCCATCGCTGAAAAATTTGATGGTTGGAAAACCAAACCACAATTCAGTGTTATCACCAATGGTTCGATACTAACTGATGAAATTATTGATTGGTTAATGATGATGGATTTTGCTGTGTCTATTTCACATGATGGACCAGGTCAATTTGTACGTGGTCCTGATCCGTTTGATGATCCTGAACAGAAAGAACGTATTTTGGGATTCTATCGTATGATGACTAGACTTGGTAAAAGTTTTAGTTTCAATTCAATGTTGAACTCTAAAAATCAAAGTCGTAAAGAAATCTATGATTGGTTCGTAAATCTTACTGGTGACGAAAATGTTATCTTGGGTGAAGGTTCAATGGTTGATGCCTATGACGAAGAAGGTATATCATACTCACTAATCACAAAACAAGAACATTTTGATTTTAGACAACGTGCCTTTGGTGAGTTGTATGGCACAGAAGGTCAAATTGGTTTCAGAGCACAATTAGGTAAAATTGATGATTTTGTGACTGGTGTATTGTCTCATAGAGAATCTAAATATTTGGGTCAAAAGTGTGGTATGGATGATGAACACACTTTGTCTGTCGATTTACGTGGTAACGTTATGACCTGCCAGAATGTGAGTTCTTTGGAAATTTCCAAAAACGGTGAATCACACCATGGTGGAAACTTGGAAGATTATGCGAAAGTTGAATTGAAGTCTGTTACACATTGGTCTAACCGAAAAGAATGTCCAGAGTGTCCAGTGTTACATGTCTGTAAAGGTGCATGTATGTTCTTGGACGAAAAGTTTTGGGATGTTTCTTGTGCTAATGCATACTCTGATAACGTGGCATTATTTGCGGCCGGATTCACAGTCATGACAGGTGGTTATATTCCGACACTAATTAAGAGTGATACTCTACCTCTTGACCGACAAGATATCTTTGGTAATATATTCACGCACGAAGAAGATAAACAGAAAAAAATTATACCAATCAAGGTAATTAAAGAGATTATTGGTGAAGTTGATGAAGTTTTGGTTTATGGTAAATCTCGTTTAGAAAACTAAATAACTACAACAACATTATAGAGAGTAGAAAAAATGCCACTACCAGCACCAGGTCAACCTATCGGATTTTCAAACATTAATGCAGAACTTGGCCGAATATATACCGTTCCTACGGAATTGACTTTTTTAAATGGTTTTATAAAACCAGCTATAAGACCAGGTACATCAAATTTAGGTTCTTTTGGTGGGTTGAGATATTATAGACAGAATAATGCTGGAAATTGTAATAACGTAAACAATACCGCAAAAAATTGTAATTGTGGTAATATTCAATGTAATAAAACCAATAATTGTACCGCAGTAAATTGTGCAAACTGTGATACTCAGGCTTGGTTACAAACTGGAGACTGTCAGTTATCAACAACACCCGTATACAACTGCACATCAAACCAAAATTGTTTTTCTTATAATTGCAATTGTTCAAAGATTATTTGTACCAAGTTGTTTGATTTGGGATTGATGAAGAAAAACATTTTTGAAGCAGACCAAGCATTTGGTGAACGTTTGCAAAAAACTAATCCAGATATCTACAATGGTTATCGTGCATGGGCAGAAATTGTTGTTGATTGGATGGATGGCAAAGGTCCTAAGATGATGCCTTGGATGTCCGATGAAGAATTTAGTGCAGCTGCAAAGAAATGGTCCATCACTTGGGCTCACGATATTGCAACACCTTGGGCAGAAGAAATGGCATACTTGATGGGTGAAAAGGAAACAGGCAGTCTGACAGGTAAAATGATGTTTGTGTTTGGCACACCAATCTGTAAGGTAATTGGTGTATGGCAACGTTGGTTTGGACCAAGTAAAAAAGAACCTGGTTTCTTAAAAGGTGCTGGCCTTGTTGTAATTTTTGTAATGTTCAAATTGGTTGCAGAACTAGGTCGTTTTATTGAGAGATTTATTCCAAAGAAAAAGGTGGCATAATGACGACATATTCTAGTATAAGACCGGTTAAAATATTGATTAACAATCTGGATTATACAGATGAACATCTGAGACATTTTTTTAACACATATAGTTCAAATGCCTTTGACTCAATGACGCAACAAAAAAAAGAACGTGTTTTTGAACTGTTAACAAAACATGAAAATTTACTAACAAAAATTTTTGGGAACGCTTTGGCCGAAAGTGCGGTTTTTGTTCCAAAATTGACTAGAGATAATGTTGATAATGCATATGTTAGAGAATATAAAGAATGGTTGGAAAAACAATGAAAAAATATTCACATACTTTACTTCCAACAATAAAAACATATAATAATGAAAATATTTTATACGATAAAACATTAATACCAAATTTTGTAAAAAAAACATTCTTCGAAAGAGTTGCTGCTTTAAGTGAAGAAGAAAAAGATGAATTTTTCCGCATGAGTTATGAGTATGAGGATGTATTAGTGGAACTATTTGACGGACAGATTCAGAAATTCACGGAAGCTGGTTGGACAACGGCAAATGATCCAATTTTTAGAAATCCAACAGAAGAATATGAAAATTATGCATCTTTACCGAAAGATGCTGATTTGACAGATGAGGAACATCAGTTGAAATTGGAACACCTAAGACAATTTAAAGAATGGTTTGAAAAACAAAATTACTGATTTTTATTATGACAAAAGATGACAGAGATGCGTACCATTGGTACCAAAATGCACAGAATATGTTTTGGCAAAGTCCGGTGTGGGAAGTGCAAACTAAATTCGATGAACAATTTAATGAGACATTATTGGATGAAATTTATGGTATTGGTAAAGATATTGTATTGGGTAAAGATAAGGATCCAAACAACAGTATATGGGACTACAGTAGACCCAACTTAGATATACTCAAACAAGAAATTATAGACATTGTAACCAAGAAGATTGTGCAAAATATTCCACAACTCAGGATGTTAAACATTCGTGGTTGTGAACACTTCATGGGTTGGGTCAATGTGCGTGAACCAGGAGAACGCTTAGAGGTGCATGGACACACCGAATCAGCAATTGCAGCAACGTATTATATCAAAGTTAAAGAAGGTTGTGGTGACCTTGTATTATTTGATTCCGCACAGGCCATTGATTGGTTAAACAATACACTAAGTAGTACACCAAAATTAAGAGAACGTAGATATAAACCGGTTGAAGGTAGATTGATATTCTTTCCGTCATATGTGTTGCATGGAGTTGACGAAAATAAATCCGATGACCTACGTATTTCACTATCAACCGACCTAAGAAAAGTGGTAGATAAAAATGCACAAAATACGGTAATTTTAAAATCTTGGGCTGGTCGCATGGCAAAGATTAAAGAATGGAAATGATGTTTACCAAGCTGGAAAAATCTTTTGAAAAACCAATATATGCAATTACCGACCCATTAAAAAATTTCAAATTTGATGGTAAAGGTATTGACTATAAGAAAATATGGTCACCTGAAGCAGAAAAGATTTATGCTGTATTACCAAAAAGGTATTGGCAGGACTTTCACTTGACAGTTATGACAATTGATTGTATAATCCCACCACACACAGATACTGAAATTATCACCTCTATAAATTTCTATATGCAAACCGAAGGTTGCACAACAACTTTTTATAAACCGAAGGTGGAGATTCCAAAAACTGTACAGGTTGAGAATCAAACCAATGGACATATATATTTTGAAGAAGATTTAATTGAAGTTGGTAGTTTTGTTGCTAAAGATTATGATATTTGGTTACTTGATGTAAGTCAAATACATGGCGTTAAGGGTAAATTTAATTTACGTAAAGCCATTACCTTAGGAACTTTTGTTCATAAGTATCAGGACGTACTAGAAATGTTAAAGGAAACCAATAATGTCGTTTGTTAAATTAAAACATACATATGAATATATGCCACACACCATTATACCACAAGGTAAGGCTGATTCATTTGCTGGAAAATATGGACTAGGTGTAAGACACAGTACAATTTGGACACCAGAACCTGAAAAAGAAGTGTTGTATAAAGTTATACCTGAAAGGTATTGGAAAGATTTTCAAGTAACAAGAATGTCTATTAATAGTTTGTTGTTACCACACGTTGATAATGATTTTATAACAACAATCAATTTTTATTATGACCCACAGAATTACAGGACAGTTTTCTTCAAACCAAAACCAGGAGCAAATTCTTGGAAGACAGAAGAAGATAGACACCATGGTGTTGATGGGGGAACAATTATAGACCAAAATGTTAATGTTGAGGAATTAAAAACAAGAGTTAAAGAATTTGTGTCTGAAAAACAAAATATGCCAACTTGTGAAGAAATAACATACGTTGATGCGGTATACACATTTGATGATGTTTATGAAATTGGATCTTTTGTGGCTCAAACTGGAGAAGCATATATGCTGGACGTTAGAGTTGCACATAATGTTGAACCATTAGGTGGCGATGCAAAACTTAGAAAGGCTTTTGCACTTAGAACCAAATTATATGAATATAGTCAGGTGTATGAAATGTTACAAGAAACTGGAAACTTATAAAGGATAAGAAATGTTTTTCGAAAAATTAAACTATACAGTAGATATTGAAAAATTAAAACAAGAAGTGAAAGATAGTGTTTTCACTTTGGGTGACCAAGTTATTCAAGGCGAAGAATACGAAACACCGAAATATAATGGATTTGGTGGATGGAGTTTACTGTGCAAAGAAGCCACATGGACTGGCGGTTGGGAAGCTGTTCAATTAGAAAAAGGACAATCATTAGAATCATTCTTACCAACAAATGAATTAGTCGCAAAAGCATACAAATTTTTTAATATATCACATGGTCTAGAACATGATAAACCTACCGAAGCATATGTTGGTGAAATTAAAAAAGTTCTGGACGATATACGTGAGATGGGTTTTTATCCTACAAGAGCAAGGGTTACTTGTTTGAAAGCACACTCAAAATCTTTGGTGCATAGAGATGCTGATGAAACGGAATATATGGCTCGTATTCATATTCCATTATTCACAAACAAGAAATGTGTGCATATATCCCAAGGTAAAAATTTGCATATGCCTGCTGATGGTAGTGTCTGGATTCTTTGGGTGAATCAATGGCACCAAATTCGAAATGACTCGGATGAAGACCGATATCATATCATCATGGATGCATATGACACCAAAAAGGTAACAAAACATTTTAATTATGACGGAGAATTCGAACAATTACAAAATTTTGTAAGAGGGTTCCGACAAAAAATTGATGATGCTGAATTAACAGATGAAGATATTGATTTTTTTGAGGCAATTAGAGAAAGATATGTTACCAAAAAAGTTAGAGATAACGAATTCATTTAAATTATGACCGATATACATGGTATTGTTTTTACCGGTATGGAACGAACTAGAACAATTAGTCGGCCGGCCGGTGCAGCAAGATTAAGAACTTTTTTAGAACCACATGGTTATAACCTTGAGGTCGTTGATTACTTTGGTAACTTCACTGAAGAAGAAATTGAAAGAGTTTGTGATAGATTTATTGGACCAAAAACTTTGTTTGTTGGTATCAGTATTACGTTCATATATGCTTTTGATAAATTGAATCATTTATTCAAATACATCAGAGAAAAATATCCACAAGTGAAAACATTGATTGGTGGTAATGAGACACCAATTGATGGTGTAGATTTAACACAAGTTGATAGAGTTTTTTGGGGTTATGCTGAAGAAGCCGTATTACACTACCTTAAATTTCTAAACAAAAAACGTTTGGATGATTTGAAATGGGTACCATACAAAGGAACACTATCTATCAATGCAGAAATGCTATATAAAAATGATGATAGTGATTTAACAATCAAATGGTTAGAAAGTGATTTAATCAAAAACAATTTCTTGCCGATTGAAATTAGTCGAGGATGTATATTCAGATGCCGATTCTGTGCCTTCCCATTGTTAGGCAAAAAGAAAAATGATTATATTCGCCATGTGGATAATTTAGCCGCAGAGTTGCGTAGAAATTATGAAATGTTTGGTGTGAATAACTATTGGTTCAATGATGATACATTCAATGACAATGTGGTTAAATTGGATTATGTTGCTGAAGCTATTGCAAAGAGTGGTATTAAGATTACTTACACAGCATTCTTACGTGCAGATTTGATTGAACGTTTTCCAGAAACTATACCTATGTTGGCTGACACTGGTTTGGTTGCTGCAACATTTGGTTTGGAAACATTTCATCCTGAAGCAAAGAAGGCCATCGGTAAAGGCCTAGATAATGAAAGACAGTTTGAAGCGATTAGACAGTTAAAGAAGTACAAACCAACCTACACTTATACAGGAATGATTTGTGGTTTACCTGGTGAACCCCTATCTAGTGTATACAAGAGTCAGAAAATGTTATTGGACCAAAATTTTGAAGTGTTTGACAATTGGGATTGGTGGCCCTTGGTTATCAGAAAAAATTCTGTTAGTCGCCTAAGTGAATTTGAAAAGGAATATGAGAAGTGGGGTTATAGTGAATTATTACCCGGAGAATATACGATACCAGAAGGTGATGATGATACACGATATCACAACGATGACAGTAATTTGTTAATTTGGAAAAATAAATACTTAAACTATTTCAATTCAAGAAAAATTACAACCGATTTAAATGTGGAAACAGAACAACACCGAATTAAAGCAGGCAAATCAATTTATGGTAATGCTGATAAAGGTGTCAGTATCAACCATGATGTATTTGAATTGGTTGGTATGGGAGTTGATATTAAAGATATCATTGATGGAACATTCGACAAAACTTTTTTGAATAAAAAAATTGAAGAAGCGGATCAAACTATCCTTGAATATAAAAGATTAAAGTTAGGATTATAATGTTTGTTTATTGCCCACCAAAAGAGATTCCAAAAATTGAATCTCAAACTTTTCCTGACGGGAAAAGATATTATGTCACACCTGACGGCAAGAAATTACCATCGGTGACCACAGTGGTGGGAGCACAGAAAAAAGAAGCCATCATGGCATGGCGCCGTAGAGTTGGTGATGAAGTTGCAAACAAAATCTCCAGACAGGCCACATCCCGTGGCACCAATATGCATACGTTGTGTGAATACTATTTGAACAATGAACCTAAACCACCAGGAACTGTTATGCCTGATGCCAAAGAGATGTTCATATCAATCAAACCATTACTAAACAAAATCAACAATATACACTACCAAGAGGTTGGATTGTGGTCCTCCCAACTTGGACTGGCAGGTCGTGTAGACTGTATTGGTGAGTATGAGGGTAAACTGTCTGTAATTGATTTTAAAACATCAAAGAAGGCTAAAGACCGTGATTCTATTTTGGATTATTTCTGGCAAACAACTGCATATGCATTGATGTATGAAGAATTGGTTGGCCAACCAATTGATGAACTGGTAATTATTATGGCTGTGCAAGATGCACCACCATTAGTTTTTAGAGAAAAAACACAAGACCACATTGAAGGTCTGGTTAAGGCAATTGATTTTTATCACAAAAACAGTTGACACAATAAATAAGATATGTTATAATGTGTTTTTATGGTTGTACGAAGCAACTAGAAATGTGTTCTGGACGGGGGTGCGAATCTCCCCACCTCCACCAAAAACATGGCAGAGAAAGTCGCCTAACTAGCGGCCTCACTCATATGAGGATACACGGTAAGTCACCTTTTACTGTAGTGGTAATTGCAAATACTTACGCCGATATGAGATGTTTTTGATGGGGGTGCATAGTTTCGACAGGGCAAATAGTACAGAAGTGGACAACTCATCAGAGAAGATGTTAAAACTAAATCAAGTAAACGCAAACGACTCACAGTTCGCATTAGCAGCCTAAACGCCGCTTAGGGTTTCGGTTGGTTTCCTCGTAACAGAATAACCAACCACTTAGTGGAGGTATAATGCAATCAATTTGGTATAGAAAAGAAATTAGAATCGCAGATGAATTAATGGAACTGGTACCAAAATTGCGTGACGAATTTTTAGAATATCACAAAGACTTTCACACCACATTCAAAGGCGGCACATCATACGCAGCAACAAATCCATTGGCCATATTAGATGAAAAAGAAAAGAATGATTGGAAGGTTGAAGGATTACGTTATGCCTTGCCGGAACAACGTATTGAACAAAACTTTTTCCTTGAACCAAGAGTACGCAGTATATTCCCAACAGCCTCAACATTGACACAACAATACATTGCTCATGCTGGTTGCAGTGGTTATAGTGTACTTGAAGCAGGTGGTGTTATTAATCGACATGCAGATATAGAAAATAAATCACACAATACAATAAGAATACATATACCATTAATAGTACCTGAGGGTGATGTTTATTTTGAAGTGGATGGTAAAGAATTGGAATGGTCCGATTTATTTGGATTCGATAACGGGCAGTTACATAGTGCTCACAACAAATCACAAAAAAGACGTTTAATTTATATCATAGATATAACACGGTCTTTTTTAGGAATTCCAGCATTTGGAATAGGTTCGTTAGGTTCCTGAATACCTATCATTTTGTTTAACAACTAGGAGTTAATTTTGAAGAAAATCAGTTTTATTTTGGCCTCTTTGGTCATCAGTGCTTCAGCAATGGCACAAGGTTATGGTTCATTGGAATATTCAGATGAAACAAATCGTGCAACAGATGCGAAAAACATCAAAGAAGCTGTTGTCATTGGTACTAAAGTTGGTTCTACTGACTATAGCCTTAAAATGGAAAACAGCCAAGCTGCACTCGGCAGTGGTTCCATTACACAAGGTTTGGAAGTTCGTGTGAAACAATCTATCGGTGCATTTTACATTGGTGGTCGTTTGGGTGAAAGAATTAGTAGTTCTACACACTTCTCACATTATGCAGTTGATGCTGGTGTGAAATTCCCATTGGTTGCTGGTTTGACTGGTGATGTTGGTGGTCGTTATCGTAATGCGTTTGACACTGCAAACAACTATCAAACAACCCGTGTTCATGCAGCAGTTGGTTATCCTTTGACTAAAAAAGATTCTGTTGCAGTTCGTTGGAGCCGTACATACGGTGACGAAGAAAAAGATGCATGGCGTCTACAGTACACACGTAGTTTCTAATACGTATAAATAAGTATATGGGTTCGGTGGGACCCATTTAAATAATCCACCAACACACTTTACACAACACAGGAGAAAACTATGTCAAACATGACACCCTTTGAAATACGTCTTGAACTACTAAAAATGGCCAGAGACATGTTATATGATTCATACAACGCAGAACGAGACCGTCTACAACAAGACTGGCACATCAAATGCGATACGGCAAAAGCCAAAGGTGAAACACCACCTGAACATCCGGCACTGCCAACAATCCCCTCAGAAACAGACATTATTAACAAGGCCCAAACCTTGAATGGTTTTGTATCGAATATTTCCACGGCACCTGAAATCAAGGTCACCAGAAAAACTACCTGAGGATTAAGGGGGGTTTCCCCCTTTAACACACACAAGGAGTACCAATGAAGTTTTTACCAACTTTATTATTTTCTTTATCAATATTAATTATACCTTTATCATCACAACAGCAAACACTTTCACTTGAACATGCTGTTTCACAAGATGTGAATAAACAACTTCTTTGCATGGCTAAAAATATTTACTATGAAGCCGCAAGTGAATCATTTGAAGGTAAATTAGCGGTAGCACAAGTTACAATGAATCGTGCAAATAGTCCAAAGTTTCCATCCACAATTTGTGAGGTCGTGTACCAAAAAACAGGCAACACATACCAATTCAGCTGGGTTGGTGAGAAGGTCGGTCCGATTAGAAGTAAGTATGCATGGGAAGAATGCCTAATTGTTGCAAGGAAAGCCTTGACAGAACCAAAATTACATGATACAATATACAGAACAAAATCAATGTTCTATCATAACACTTCGGTAAATCCGGCGTGGAAATTGAAGTATGTTGCTAAAATTGGAAACCATTTGTTCTATACGAAAGCTTAAAGTGCCAACAAAAACCGAAATTAATGAATTTAGTGAAATGATTAGTAAAAGCGTCAGTGAAATGGGTGGTACCCATATGGATGCAATCATACATCATTGTGAACAAACAGGCATGGAAGTTGATGTGGCTTCTTCCTTAATCTCCAGTGCATTGAAAGCAAAGATTAGAGAAGAAGCACAAGACTTAAATCTATTGAAGAAAAGTTCTAAATTGCCTCTATGACCGAAACGACAGGATTTGAAGCATATGCCCTATATCAAAGCATTAAACTTCATTTTACTTCTGATACTTACAATTTTTTTCGTTATAACGGAAAGACCAACGTATCAAAGGACAACTTCGCAAACAACAAAGCCAAATATTCTTTTTATAAACTTTCCAGAAAGTACAACATAGACGAATTACGGTCGTTTTATATTGCCAATTTCCTGGAAACCAATGTGAATTGGGTCGGTGATATATCTGGTATTGAAGGTGAAGAAAACTACAAGAAATGGCAAAAAAGAAACCAGAGCTTGACATACCGCTTCGAACAAGATATAATAGGTCTACTTAACGCAACACAATCACCAAATGAAATGTTGATGGTTAACGATGGACAATATCCAGTATTGTTAAAAGAAATGGCTCAGAACACTATAAGCATTGAAACGGTGTGTATATTAAATGATATTATGAATTTCTTACCAATGTGGTCTAAAAAAATAACAGATGATGTTGTTTGGCCAACATACAAGAGAAAAATTGAAAAGTACACACCGTTCATTGTTTATGATAAAGAAAAGTTCAAAGAAATTTTAAAAGAAAGTTTGAAAGAATATGCATAAAATTAACTGCATCTATTTGGACATGGATGGCGTTATTGCCAACTTTGAAAAGAGGTATGTGGAACTTTTTAAGGTTGCACCAAGTTCAACAAGAGAATATAAAGAATTCAATAAATATTTTGATAAGTTTATTGCTGATGGTAATTTTGAAACACTAGAGTTGATGCCTGATGCAATGGATTTGGTACGTGCTTTGCGTAATGCACTTCCACCAACTCAGATTCTATCCTCTACAGCGAGTGAGAAACGACATGATGCGGTGTCTAAACAAAAGATAAAGTGGTTGGAAACAAATGAGATTGACTTTCAACGTAACTTTGTACCAGGCAAACATCTAAAGAAAAAATACGCAAGAACAGACACGTTAATCATTGACGATACCGAAAGTGTTATCACTGATTGGCGTGACTCAGGTGGAGTGGCAATCTTACATAAGAATGTTCCCGATACCTTGGCACAGTTGAAGTTTATACTTGACGAGGCCTAAATAATATTATATAATGCATCATGTGGACAATCCGTTTATATTCCGTTAATATTCCGTTTATACTAGAAAGGTAAATCATGGTAGATTTTTCAAATCTTAAAAAGAGTTCAGGCAATCTGGACACATTGAAAGCAAAAGTGGCAGAGCTCAACGCCTCCACAGAAGGTAAATCCGATAAAGAAAACTTTTGGCGACCAGAAGTAGACAAAGCTGGCAACGGCATGGCTACGATTCGTTTTCTACCCGCAGCAGCAGTTGATGGTGAAGATGGTCTTCCTTGGGCTAAGATTTTCGAACATGGATTCCAAGGTCCTGGTGGTTGGTTAATCGACAAATGTTTGACAACCAAAAACCAACAATGTCCCGTATGTGAACACAACAACAAATTGTGGAACTCAGGCATTGAAGCAAACAAGGACATTGTACGTAAACAAAAACGTAAACTAAGTTACATTGCAAACGTGTATATCGTTTCTGATCCTAAGCATCCAGAGAATGAAGGACAAGTTAAATTGTTCAAGTTCGGTGCCAAGATTTTTGAGAAGGTTACAGAGGCGATGAACCCTCAGTTTGAAGATGAAACACCAATCAATCCATTTGATTTGTGGAAAGGTGCTAACTTCAAGTTGAAGATTACTAAGGTTGCAGGTTATCAAAACTATGATAAGTCTGAATTCATGTCACCATCTGCATTGTTGGATGACGATGAGAAGTTGGAGAAAATTTGGAAGTCTGAATACTCATTGACTGAGTTGACAGCTGACAAAGAATTCAAGTCTTATGATATGTTGAAAACACGTTTGGATAAAGTACTTGGTTTGAATGATGATGGTGATGCTCCTCGAGCACGTACCACAGTTGAACAAGCTAAGGCTGCACCTAAGAAGCCAGTTGAAGTAGATATCGCAGATACTGATGATGACGATATGGAATACTTTGCCAAGTTGGCTGAAGATTAAACAAAAGCTCCTTTCTCAGAACTTTGTTTAGACCCCGCTTCGGCGGGGTTTTTTATTGGTTAAACAACTCTTGTTGATTCAACAATCAATTGCATGAATGTTGGTTCATCGTTACGCACAGATATTTGACTAGGTCTCAATCCGGTTCTTTCCTGTTTCTGTGAAACATTGTTGACCGTCTTGTTAATAATAGGTTTCATATCATTAGATGCAAGTATAGGTAAATTCAAATCAGCATTGGTATTTGATAATGATGAAACAGGTGCAGACTTTGGTGCCGGTGCAACAGGACTGGCTGCAGGTGGCACAACTGGTGTGATTGGTTTATTTACTGGTTTGGTTTGTACTGGTGCAGATGTTAAATTACCTTCAGCATCAAATTCTTGGCCAACAGGTGCTTGTGGTGTTACGTTTTGTTTTTTAACAGGCTCAGCGGTTGGTGCAGGAGGTATTATACCAAATTTTTCAAATTCATCTATGTCACTTTTTGGAACTTTTGGTTGATTTCTTAAATAATTTCCAGCAGCTGCAGGATTATAAAGTGCTGCTGCTCGTGTTGTGAATGGTGCATCATCAATATATTTTCTATATTTTGTAAGTGACTTCTCATATGATTGTAATTCTTCTTCCGACTTAGCAGAATTTAATGCTTGAGCTGCTAAAGCTGTATCACTACCAACGTCAGTGGATATTTGGTCACGTTGTTTATCCGTCATATTAGACAAAACATTTGTTGCACCAACAGTAATAGCAACACCGGCGAGGCCAACACCGCCAACAGTTAAACTACCGCTGGCGGCCGCAGCAGTTGCCGCTTGCAAACCAAATCTACCGGCTTTAGATAATACTTCAAGGCCTTTCAATCCAACCTTTTTGGCTACTTCAAGTAGAGTGCCTCTCATTACCGAAACCAAATCAGCCAAACCTTTTAGTTTCTCCCACATATCACTCCACATTGAATTTTCTTTAACTGGTTCAGCAGTTATCTTACCACCAGAATTAATTTGTTTCATTAACTTCTGTAGTGTATCAACCAATTCTTTATGACGTTTACCTTTTTCTAAGGCAATTTCTTCTTCAGAATTTTTGGCCAATTGTTTTAATTTAATATCTTCTTCACGGTTCGTTTGTAAGAAAGAATATATTTTGGATAACTGTTCATTCATACCTTGTGAATCACCGGTGCCGCCAACTTTTTTTAATTTCTCAGCAGTGTTTCTGGTACCAACAACACTTTTAGTACGACCAGTAAAATAGTCAATATCTTTTTGATTACGACCAGTCATTTTACCAAACAAAGCCGGACCAAACCTGGATCCCATAGTCATGAATCTTACAATATTCAAAGGATCAAATTTCGCTTTGATGCCTTTAACTCTAGCTTGACCTTTCAATGAAATGGTTTTACCAATAGCACCAAGTACACCCGTATCACTTTGTGCTAGTTGGTCAAGCAATATGTCAGAAAAATTTGCTTTTCTGACACTTCTAGCCTGTTGATAATTTAGTTTATTATCTGCCATTTTTTACTTTCTTTGATGTGCTGGTCTATCATCAACCTTTGGTGCATTTGATGATTCGGTTGTATTGTTCACGTTAGTTGTATTTTGTTGTATGTTTATTGGTGCAGGAGTGTCCTGTTTTTTCATATCGTTATTTTGTATGGATGATTGGTTCACTTGACTACCTGAATTTGATGTTGAAATATTTTCTAAACCTTTTGCATATTTTTCTTCATATTGGCCAACTTTTTGAAAAAGAAATTCTTTAACTTCTTTTACTGTTTTTGGATTATCCAAATCCGGTATTAATTTTTTACCTGTTTTGTCTTTTTTAAGTTTATAGAAAACATATTTATTTGCATCAGCTGCCTTGGGTAATTTCTTTGCAGCAATATCATCATCATTCAATTTAAAGAAACTTCTTGCACCGCCAGCACCTAAAAAATGAGCAGTGTATATTGTTGATGCATTTATTGGTATACCTGCTTTTTTCAATACTTCGGAATTTTCTTTTATAAACAATGCACCTGCAATAGCATTAGCTTCCGGATCAGTTACACCTTTTTGTTCTAAAATTGGATAGTCTTTACCATATTTTTTCACCATGTCCGACCAACTACCTTTAAGGAATTGATATAAACCTGTTGCTGAAGATGTGTCTGCTTTTATATTCGGATTAAATTTACTTTCCTGGTTTGCCATAGCATACATTAATGGTCTAGACACACCAACAAGAGTTGAAGCTTTATCAATTGCGCTGGCCACAGATTGAGATGGCATTAATAAACCACCAATAATAGCGGGGGCAGTACCTAGTGCAATTTTTTGAGCAGTTGATAGATTAGGTACAGGTTTAGATGGCGTTGGTGGTTGTTGTGTTGCGGTGTCTGGTTTATTTTGTTCTTTTAGTTTATCAGCTTTAGCTTTCTCCGCAGCCTCACGTTTTAATTTTTCTTGTTCCTCTTTCTTTAATTTTTCTGCTGTTTCTTTCTTAGCCTTTTCTTCAGCTTCTTTTTTGGCTTTCGTTTCAGCTTCTTTTTTGGCTGCCTCTTGAGCATCTTTTCTAGCCTTTTCCTCAGCAGCTTTTTTAACTCCGTCATCAACTTCTTTTTTGGCTTTTTCAACTGGTTTTTCAGCTGGTTTAGCTGGATCTGCTGGTTTCTTAGGTGTTTCAGCTGGTTTAGCTGGATCTGCTGGTTTCTTAGGTGTTTCAGCTGGTTTAGCTGGATCTGCTGGTTTCTTAGGTGGTTCACCAGTTTTCTTAGGCGGTTCTTTGGCCTTTTCTTCCGCCTTCTTCTCACGGCGTATAACTGCTTTAGGTTTCGGTCTTCTACGTATAGTCAAAGCTCTGATTATTTCAGAGTGTCTTTTTTGTTCCTCAGAATCTTCTTCTTCTCTAAAGTTAACCTGTTGTTCACGTTCTAATTTTATATCGACACTGTTTTGCACCATCAATTTATAAATTTCACCGAGATATTTGGCGTTAGACATGGGTTCAGCAGTATTTTCGGTATTTGTTTTAGAAAAAAGACTGCCGATTTTACTTACAGTTCTTTTTAGAAAACTAACAGAACTTTTTGTTTTTTCAGACGCAACAGGACTTGACGATTTATCGCCACTGTTTTCTTTTTTATTTCCGAATAACTTCATTTATTTCTTTGTCGTTCTTTTAGTTTTTGGTTTTCTTCTTCCAAATATTGAATCAACATGGCGACATAGATATCTCGTTCCCAAGGTATCATATTTTCAAGTTCGGTAAGACTATACTTATGGTGTTGCATCAATGAAAAGTTAGTCTTGTAGTAATTTTTTAAGTCATCATAACCAAGTATTAGCCGAAAAAACTTTCGAGCCCTTCCACATCCAAGTGGTGTTCAAAACCACATTTGGAACAAGTCATATCAATTTTCTTAGACAGTTTAGGAATACTATTAAAGAACTTTTCCAGTTTCTCAAACTGTTCTTGGTTTAGTTGTTCAATAAACTCAACCAATTCTTCTACAGGAACTTCTTTTGCATAGTGGAATTGTTCACCATCATAAACATATTCAATTGACTGAGCCAACATGTTGAAGGTAACTTCTGTAATGTCATCCATATCAACCGAATCTTTGATTAACTTAAATGGTGGATACTTCATTTTAACGGTGATTTTTTCTGTTAATTGAATTTCTGGATCCACATATTCTTCTTGCACTGGTTGTATCTCAGTCAAATCAATCTTGGCTTCCATGATGTTGCCACAGACTTTATCATCGACTTCATTGTTACAACGGTATTTTGATTCGGAGATTTCACTGACTGATTTTGCTCTCAACTGTAGAAAATAATATTCAATATCTACGATTGGCAATTCATCAATGTCCACATCTTTAGACAAAGTACACACAGTCAAAATTTCTCTGACATTGTGTTGAATTGTTTTCGCATCAGAAGATTCCAAGGCCATCATCAAGGCCTTTTGTTCTTTGACTAGATACGGTCTATATTTAATTTTCTTTTTAGAAAGTGGTAATTCCAGTTCATATGTTGGCACTTCAAGTTTTGGTAAAGCCATAATAACTCCTTAGTTCATTCATTAAAATTTATTGGTGATGATATTGAATCTGCTATGCCGCTAAATCCACTCGAAACAGCATTTCCTATAGAACCACCTAATCCACCCGCTCCACTTGCAATAGAATCTAAACCTGCATCCAAAAGGTCCATACCCAAAGCTTGTAGAGACAAGTTTTTCCAGTATGTGTATGCAAATGTTACTGTCAGTTTATGATACCCATCTCCGTTCCAATCTAAGTCCAACTGATTCATAGAAACTGGATATGCATCCATCAAACTGACAGCATATGTTTTTTCGTTTGAAACGTTGTATTGATTGATTGTCAAAGTTGTTGCGTAATTTTCTTTGTAACGCATATTGTAATTGTATGTTGGATTGATGTAATTCAACCATCCATCAAAAAGCAATCTTTGTTGCATATCATCATCAACAATAAAAGTCAAATCAATATCATTGTATGTTGTAAGATATGGATGTTTTTCAATTGGACCATACGTCTTTTGTTCTGTGGTTGCAAATGTTCTACCAGGTAAATTTGCAACTTCACATCTGTAATTGAGTCTACGTGCAGACTTTATATATGGTATCAAAGTTAATGGTAGAGGTATTTCAACATCGAACCTACTGGTTCTAGCCAAATCACCAGAGAAACTTGATTTAAAATCGTTGAGTGTACGTGCCATTTAAGAATTCCTTATTTCTTGGACCGAATCTTTCCAGACTTCTTGTGGTTTTGCCTTTTTGAACTGCTGAATTGGTAAATATGTTGCAATATCCCATTCATTAGGTTCTACAGCCAGAATTCTGGATTTTATATGACTGTATAGGTAGTGTTTGATGCAAGGTCTAAATTCTTTTAACTTGGAAGAAGCCTCCAGAATTTGATAGGTGATACGGATTCGCTTTATTTCATCGTTCTCATCATAGATTGCGAAATTCAATAATTTACGCAGGAAAAGAACCCTGTACTTTAACGGCAAATAATGTAGGTTTAACCCGATAAACCCATCAGATTGTCTTTTAAGTGGTAATACCAGTGGAAATCTGTCATAATATGGTAAATTTGCCTTACCTTTTGGATCATACACAAAATAATACATACCACCCATTAAAAATTTCTGTCTGTCTCCTGGTCTTGTCCATCTATTTTGTTCTTTTGTGATTGGAACAGATAAACGTGTTGGATTTCTGAGTGCTGCAACTTTTTGCAACAACCAACGCAAAGATTCACGGCTCATTGTTGGATATTGAGCCGCTACCTTTTCTTCAGATAGTGTGGTGAGTATGGATTTTGTCGTCATCGGATATTTAGTTACAGTCCAAGATGGTCTTCCGTTATCAACTTGAATTCCCAACCTCTATCCAAACAATACTCTGTTGCAGCCTTCCATTTGGCTTGATTGACACCCCATGTTACAACCTCTTGTATATATTGTTTAGTGACACGTTTCTTCTTTTCTGGTTCCATTGTTTGTTTTTTTGGTTTTACTTCAAGCATCATCGTTTTAGTTTGGCCATTTTTGTCTTTAACTTTAACAACAAAGTCTGGAAAGTATCGGTGCATACGATTGTCAACTGGTGATTTGTATGGAATTATCAATTCTTCTGAGGCCCAAGACACAATACTTGGATTTTTGTCGAGCCAATTCATCACTCGACATTCCCATGATGAGCGATATATGATGTTTTTGTGGTCTCCCATGTATTTCTGGGGATTTGAGGGTCGAAACGTTCCTGAATATGCCATAAATACTATATATCACTCTTTCAGAAAACAAAACGATGGCACTTATTTCAATACCAACATCAATTGGCGGCATTAATATACCAGGTGGATTACTAGGCGGTCCACTTGGATCATTGTATGAAAGTGGAGGACTGGACTTTGTGCAGTATCCAAGAGACTTAGGTAGTTCAACTAAATCACATTCAGTATTCTTTACAATCGAAGAAGTCAAAGAAATTGGTTTGGAAGGCATATATGTTTTGAATAGAAATTTTGTGGACATGGGATTTGACGCTGCAGGAGTAGGCCTAGATGCAATTAACGGTCTCTCGTTTGATTCATTAAGCAGCACATGGGATAGTTTCACATCAACCGTTAAAGACGGTGTAACAAAAGTTGTTGATGATCCTAGAGGAGCCGCAACTGGCACATTAAACGCAGGTTTTGGAGCACTTGATAGTATAGCTGGAAAAATTGCTGGTGTTACAAACTTTTTTAGTGAGAGGAAAGGTACACCAGTCGGTTACATATCTTTGTACATGCCAGAAAACTTTTCTTTAAGTTCTGCTGCATCTTATGATGATAGTACAACATTAGCATCAGCTGCAGGTGCAATACCACTTTTAGGTAAAGTTGTTAGTAAATTTACAGATGTTGTAAACAACGATGCATCAAAAGTTATATTGAACAAAGCTGGTTACGTTTTCAATCCACAGAAACAAATGTTGTTTCAAGGTATTGACTTTAGAACATTCGATATGTCATTTACATTTACACCATATTCAGCAAAAGAAGCTGAAGATGTTAAACAAATTATCAAAATGTTTAGAAAGTGGGCTGCACCAGCTGCATCAACTGCTTTTGCAGGTATGTTTTGGGTGCCACCTGCATATTTTAATATTGATTTCCGTTTCCAAGGCAAAACAAATACGAATCTACCAAGATTGCAAAAATGTGTGGTTGAATCAATTGATGTAAACTATGCACCAAATGGATGGACAGCACATACAGATGGTGCACCGGTACAAAGTATTGTGAACATCACATTTAAAGAAATTATCTTGGTTGACAGAGCATCAATCGAGGCAGGATACTAATGCAATACTTTAATTCTTTACCAAAAATAAGATACGTGGACCAAAACAACGTTACCACAGTCTATACAAATTTGATGGCAAGAGCAAGTGTAATACCAAGTGTATTAAATAATGCTCTGGTTTATTATAGTTATGATGTACAAGACGGTGATACTCCTGAAATTATTGCTTACAAATATTACGGAGATATCAATCGTTTTTGGATTGTTTTATATTGTAATCAATTAAATGATCCACAATGGGACTGGCCATTAAGTTCAAATAAATTTCAAAAATATATTTTAAACAAATACAATACTAATAATTTAAATTTTACACATCATTATGAAAAAATTACCACACAAACAAATATAAACACAAATACAACAACCGTTGAAACTGAAACAATTTCACAAGAAGTTTACAACAGTTTGCAACCTAATACAACAAGTACATATACATTAGGTTCAGAAATAATTCAGGTAAATGTTGCAAAA